CTGTTTCACCAGTACCACCAGTTCCACCAGTGCCAGTTCCGCCTGTTCCACCTGTACCACCAGTAGCGCCTGTTTGACCAGTACCACCAGTACCACCAGTTGCTGTGCTAGCTGCTCCAGTTCCTCCTGTTCCACCAGTTCCAGTTCCACCTGTACCACCAGTATGTCCAGTTCCGCCTGTTCCGCCTGTGTGACCTGTGCCACCAGTTCCGCCAGTAGCACCTACACCACCAGTACCACCAGTACCAGTTCCGCCAGTACCACCAGTACCGCCTGTGGCACCTGTTTCTCCAGTTCCACCAGTACCACCAGTTGCTGTGCTAGCTGCTCCAGTTCCACCAGTTCCGCCTGTGTGACCTGTACCACCAGTACCACCAGTTGCACCTTGACCACCAGTTCCACCAGTGCCTGTTCCGCCTGTTCCACCAGTTCCACCTGTAGCGCCTGTTTCCCCAGTTCCACCTGTACCACCAGTGCCACCAGTTGCTCCATCTCCACCTGTTCCACCAGTACCAGTTCCACCAGTACCACCTGTAGCGCCTGTTCCACCAGTTCCGCCTGTCTGTCCAGTTCCGCCAGTTCCTCCTGTGTGACCAGTACCACCAGTTCCACCAGTTCCTTGTCCACCAGTTCCGCCAGTTCCACCTGTAGCGCCTGTTCCACCAGTACCGCCAGTACCTGTTCCACCAGTTCCACCTGTGCCTCCCGTTGCACCTGTTTCACCAGTTCCTCCAGTACCCCCAGTAGCGGTAGACGCAGCGCCTGTACCACCAGTTCCACCAGTTCCAGTTCCACCTGTTCCACCAGTTCCGCCTGTTGCTCCATCTCCACCTGTTCCACCTGTGTGACCTGTGCCACCAGTTCCGCCTGTTTCTCCAGTTCCACCTGTTCCGCCAGTTTGACCTGTACCACCAGTTCCACCTGTCTGCCCAGTTCCGCCAGTTCCACCAGTGCCTGTTCCACCAGTTCCACCAGTACCACCAGTAGCGCCCGTTTCTCCAGTTCCACCTGTGCCACCAGTACCACCAGTATGTCCAGTTCCACCTGTTCCGCCTGTTCCTTGTCCACCAGTACCACCAGTTCCACCTGTTGCTCCAGTTTGTCCAGTTCCACCAGTACCACCTGTAGCACCATCTCCACCTGTTCCACCAGTTCCAGTTCCACCAGTTCCACCTGTGTGACCAGTACCACCAGTACCACCAGTTCCTTGTCCACCAGTTCCACCTGTGCCACCAGTTGCTCCAGTACCACCTGTTCCACCAGTGCCCGTTCCACCAGTACCACCAGTATGCCCAGTTCCGCCAGTTCCGCCAGTTTGACCAGTTCCGCCTGTTCCACCAGTTTGACCTGTACCACCAGTACCACCAGTGCCTGTTCCACCAGTTCCGCCAGTTCCGCCCGTAGCACCATCTCCGCCAGTTCCGCCTGTTTGTCCAGTACCACCTGTTCCACCTGTATGTCCAGTACCACCAGTTCCACCAGTGCCTGTGCCACCAGTTCCGCCAGTTCCGCCTGTTGCTCCATCTCCGCCAGTTCCACCTGTATGTCCAGTTCCACCAGTACCACCAGTACCTTGTCCACCAGTTCCACCTGTGCCACCTGTAGCGCCTGTTCCACCAGTACCACCAGTTCCAGTTCCGCCTGTTCCACCTGTGTGACCTGTGCCACCAGTACCACCAGTTTGACCTGTGCCACCAGTACCACCTGTTTGCCCAGTTCCACCAGTACCACCAGTACCAGCACCACCAGTACCACCAGTTCCGCCCGTAGCACCATCTCCACCAGTACCACCAGTACCAGTTCCACCTGTTCCACCAGTTGCTCCAGTTCCTCCTGTTCCGCCAGTTTCACCTGTACCACCAGTTCCGCCAGTTTGACCTGTTCCGCCAGTACCACCAGTACCTGTTCCACCAGTTCCGCCAGTTCCGCCTGTAGCGCCTGTTTCACCTGTGCCACCAGTACCACCAGTTCCGCCAGTAGCACCTACACCACCAGTTCCTCCTGTGTGACCAGTTCCACCAGTTCCGCCAGTTTCACCTGTGCCACCAGTTCCGCCAGTTTGACCAGTTCCGCCCGTACCACCAGTACCAGTTCCACCAGTTCCGCCTGTGCCACCAGTTGCTCCAGTTTCTCCTGTGCCACCAGTACCACCTGTTTGTCCAGTTCCGCCAGTACCACCTGTTTGCCCAGTACCACCAGTACCACCTGTGTGACCAGTTCCGCCAGTACCACCAGTGCCACCTGTAGCGCCTGTTTGACCAGTACCACCTGTTCCGCCTGTTTGACCTGTACCACCAGTTCCACCAGTTCCAGTACCACCAGTTCCACCAGTAGCACCACCTGATGCTATCGAAGCAGATGTGAATATTCCACCACCAAGCTCCATAGATGAAGAAACAAATAAACGCCCGAATGAGCCTGTTGAAGCAGCTGAACCACTAAAGTGACTACCAGTGATAGCTCCAGATACATCTGCGCCATCTACTATAGAAAAATCACCTGCGGGTTCAAATTGTCCTGTTACTTTTACGCCCATTCTATGTTCCTATACCGAATCTATGAGAATCGTTAGATTACTCATTGTTAATAAATTTGTCGATCTCCAAACGTGATACGTTTCTTGAAAACCAACTACATTTGTTACTGTGACATCACTCTGTGCTGTTACATCAAAAGGTAAACCTGTACCATTATCTTTAAATTGAAATTCTGATGCATTATCTCCATACCTATCTGGAAAAGCTATTATAACATATTTGTCTGTAAAAGAACCAACACTTAATGTTTGGCTTATGATATTTCCATCATCATATGAAGAGTTTGCATTGTAGGAATCCCAATCACCTGAAGTTTCTAAGAAACTTTCATCATAACTATCTGCTTGTGCATCGAATCCCCAAATAAAATAATTTTTCTTTTGTGTAGATGTTACTGTAGTAAAAGTTGTTGAGTGTGCATCTACATTAGCTATTGCACTAGCGTACACAAGAAAGTTTTCTGTAAATCCAGCAGTATTTAAATAACTTACTGTTTCCTTTAATGGTGTTAGTGCAGTAGCATCTGTTCTGTCCATAGCAACAGTTAATAAATTAGCACCACTACCAGCTCTTACTTGTGCTACATTAGTATCACCACTTCTATGTGCAAATGCCAAATAATTAGAACCACCAACTGATACTGTAAGTGTTCTTGTTGTATCATTAGTAGTAACTGTATTGGCAGCTGCTAATGTTCTTATATCTGCTTGAGCAAATCCATTGTTCTTACTTATTTCACCATAAACAAATTGATTTCTAAAATATATTCTTTGGTCTGTATAACTATTACTAGTATCACTTCCAGCTGAAGCAAATAATCTAAATCTTATATCGTGTCCACTCGTTAATGGAAAAGTTATAGCCATAGGATTTGTTCCTGATGTAAAGCTTGAACTCAATGGAAACATATCATATGAACTACTTATTGAACTATTGACATAACCTTGAATTTTTGGCGCTCCTGCAGAACTTCCCTCAAATCCATCAGGCGGACCGTTATTATAAGTTGCAGTAAATGTGATAGTACCTGCGGCTTTCCAAGAACCTGAACCAATTAATGTTGGTGAGGTTGAATAATTCATATCAAAATCTGCTATTGAAAATACAAAAGTAGCATCATGCGCTGCTGGAACAAACCTTGTTCCATTAAATTTTAAAACTTCATCACGAGAAACTCCAGTTGTTCTTAAATCAATACCATCTATCTGAGATAATCCAAATGAGCCAGTCGAGGCAGACGAACCACTTACATTACCTCTACGAACTTCGAGGTCGTGTTTTAATATATTTTTACCTATATATTTAAGGTTAGACATATTATGTCATTTCCAATATACTTGCAAAAACATCTATATCACCATTTGCAGAAGCTGCTGTTTCTAATAAATCACCAGCACCTAAATTAATAGGTTTCTCAATTACTACTGTCGAGTCTGCTGGTACATCTACAGTCTTTAGTATGTATCTTCTATCATCAAAATTAGCACTACCACTAATAGATAAATCAATAGTAGCATCATTTGTACCATCAATGTTACTTAAATATACTGCGTGAACTACAGCAGTAGTAGCAGCAGGACAAGTATACAATGTTTGTATACTCGTTGTTGAACCGCTTGCTGCACTTTTAAATGTATTAGCCATATTATCCTCCAAATACTATTGCCATCGCCGTAGCGTGGTCTATTACTGATGTTCCTTGTTCAAATACTCTACCACCTGTAGTGTTTATATTACCACTACCTGTTATATTTCCCTCAATGGATAAAATTCCTGAACCACTTATAGTTCCAACAACTTCTAACTCATTAGATGGTAATTCATTATTATTAGCACCTATAAAAACTTTAGTTCCATTACCAAATACTGCTCTATTACCAGTCTCGTGGTCTAATAGCAACATTTGACTATTATTAGTAACTATCCTAATTAAATTTGCACCATTAGATTCTATCCAAGTTTGTTTATCTTCTTCAAAATATATTCTTTGGTCTTCATCTAATAAAATATCACCACCTATTGATACATTATCATTAATTTCTGCTCTACCAAATGAACCAGTTGAAGTTGCTGAGCCACTTATTTGTAGCGCGTCTGGAAATTTTACTAATTGTTCATCAGCATCAGTTCTAAAAAGTGTATTATTAGAATTATCCTTAATTTGAAAGTCTATGTTGTTAGAACCATTATTAATGGTGACAAGGTGTGGTGTTGAACTCTTATTATGCATCCCCACGAAATCAAGACCACCAGCTTGAAATCTAATCCTATCATCGGTAAAGTAGATTCGTGTATTTACATCACCCTTATGTTTAATGTATTCTCCAACAATTAAATCATCAAACACACTTACATTACCATTTACTTGTATACCACTTGCAGTAAGCTCACCAGTTATAACCTTACCAAACGAACCAGTTGAGGTTGCTGAGCCACTTACATT